GAAAAGGATGGGTATTTCTTCAAGGAATACGACCGGTGTGAGGGTATGGTTGTAGAAACTATGAAGACCGGTGACTACACCCTTAAGGGCATGGAGGACACCCTCTGTATAGAGCGCAAGGCCAGCACCGCAGAAATAGCGATGAACTTGGGCAAGAAAAAGAAGCCGTTTCAAGCCGAGATGGAAAGGATGCAGGATTTCAAATACGCATTTTTAGTATGTGAATTTTCGCTTGATGATATAATTAACTTTCCAGAGAATTCTGGAATACCAAAGAAGCAGCAAAAGCAGGTGCGAGTGACTGGCAAATACATGCTGAAGACTCTGATAGAATTTCAGCTTTGGTACAATACAAAGATTATATTCTGTGGAAGTAAATATAACGCATTTTTGATAACCAACAGTGTATTCAAAAGGGTTAACGAACTTACACACAATGAATGACAAAATCAAAGATGCGTGGTTGGACATAGATGTAGACGAAGACAATCTGTTCAATCCCATGGGTGTTATAACCGGCGAAGACTTCGATGAATTTCATCTCAGGCTAACTTGGCTTATGGCTCGCCCTGAATACTTTTCGTTTATCTGCAAGCAGGTTTTCAACATCGACCTACTTCCTGCTCAGTCCTTAATGTTGCAAGAAATGTGGGGAAGAAAATTTCCCATGCTTATCGCATCTCGTGGTTTTGGAAAAAGTTTTATATTATCACTATACGCAATGATGCGGGCGCTACTCATGCCCAAAAGAAAGATAGTGGTTGTGGGAGCGGCGTTCAGACAGTCTAAAGTTCTGTTTGAATATATGGACACTATCTGGAAAGGCGCTCCTATTCTCAGGGACATGGTTGGGTCTGACAGTGGACCGAGACGTGACGTAGATATGTGCCGCATGATTCTGGGAGAAAGCACAATTACGTGTTTGCCTTTAGGTGATGGTTCCAAGATTCGTGGACAGCGCGCAAACGATATTATCGCAGATGAATTCGCTTCCATACCCCGTGAAATATTCGAAAACGTTGTCGCGGGTTTTGCTGCGGTGAGCGCATCCCCTATTGAAAATGTAAAAGCAATGGCCGCAAAAAAGAGGGCTATAGAACTTGGGGAGATGGAAGCCGACACTTTGAATGAACGCGACCCCTCCTCAAACCAGATTATTATCTCTGGAACGGCCTACTATGATTTTAATCACTTTGCCGAATATTGGAGGAAGTGGAAAACTATTATCCAGAGCAAGGGTATTCCTAAGAGACTGGAGAAAGTCTTTGGAAAACAAGATATACCGTCAGATTTCAACTGGCAAGATTATAGCATAATCAGGATTCCTTTTGAGCTTCTCCCAGAAGGATTTATGGATGCTGGTCAGGTTGCTCGTTCTAGGGCCACTATACATTCTGGCATTTACCAAATGGAATATGGGGCGTGCTTTACAAGAGATAGTCAGGGCTTTTTTAAGAGGTCTCTGTTGGAGTCCTGCGTGGTCACCAAAGACAATTCAATATCCCTTCCCAGCGGGGACGTGTTTTTTGAATCCATGCTGAGAGGCGACCCTACAAGACAGTACGTATACGGGGTTGACCCAGCGTCTGAGGTTGATAATTTTAGCATTATTGTCCTAGAACTTCGTTCGGACCATCGAAGAATAGCTCACTGTTGGACAACGAATAGGGGCGAGCACAAAGAGAAGGTCAAGTCTGGAGTAGTTTCGGAGACAGACTTCTACGCTTATTGTGCTAGAAAAATACGCGACCTTATGAAAGTATTTCCGTGCCGACAAATAGCCATGGATGCTCAAGGTGGGGGTATTGCGGTTATGGAATCCCTGCATGATAAGGATAAAGTCAAAGAGGGGGAACATCCAATATGGCCAATCATCGAAGAAGACAAAGAAAAAGATACGGATGGATACCCCGGTTTGCATATATTGGAAATGTGTCAATTCGCAAAATCCGATTGGCTGGGTGAAGCCAACCACGGATTAAGAAAAGATTTTGAAGACAGAGTGTTGATATTTCCATTCTTCGACGCCGTTAGTCTTGGTTTATCTGTGGCAGACGACAAGATGAAGAAGCGTTTGCACGACACGCTGGAGGACTGCGTTATGGAGATTGAAGAGTTAAAGGATGAGCTTTCTATGATTGAGATGTCGCAAACTCCTGCCGGTCGAGACAAGTGGGATACCCCTGAAGTAAAGACAGCGGGGGGAAAGAAAGGGCGGTTAAGAAAAGACCGGTACAGTGCTTTATTGATGGCAAACATGACTGCAAGAACCATACAAAGAACCCCGGTCCCACCCACCTACGACACAATAGGGGGCTTTGTGGGCGACGAGCAAGAAAAGCTGGAGGGGCCTATGTACATGGGGCCGCAGTGGTTTACAGAACAAATGAAGGATATCTACTGATTTGGTGTATGATTCAGTAGAATTCTAATCCAACTCCATTGCCATTAAGGAACGTCATGGCTGAAGAAAAACAAAATCCCTCCGGTTTTATCACATGGACTGATGATTCTAGCAGGCAGGAGGCTTTTGATACGGCCTCTGAAGGCATAGAGCTATATGAAGGCATTCAGAGGACTACTGCTTTTCGTTCATTTTTAGATATTGAAAGCAATAGGTCTGTCAGAACCGGGATGAACAGGGGGGATTACGACCGCTTCAGAAGCGAAGAGTCCGTTCCCAAGAAACAAAAAGACATTATGCGCATGTGCATGGATGCGTATAGCAAGGTTGGAATTATAAGAAATGTTATCGACCTTATGGGTGACTTTTCAAGTCAGGGCGTCATGCTGGTCCACCCCAACAAGAAGATTGAAGCCTTCTATAGAAAATGGTTTACGAAAGTCGGTGGACCAGAACGTTCTGAAAGATTTTTGAACACGCTCTATAGGTGCGGAAATGTTATTGTCAAGAGGCGTACCGCAAAGATTAGCAAGAGAATTGAAGACGGTTTTAGAAACTCTAAGTCTGCCGACATAGATGTTGAGCTTCTGTCTGTCAAGAAGCGAGAAATTCCTTGGAAATATGATTTTCTGAATCCGTTGTCGGTTGAGGTTGTCGGAGGCCAGCTTGCTATATTCGCCGGGGAACCTGAGTATGCTCTTAGGATTTCTACATCCCTGAGAAACATGTACAAAAAGAATCAATCCGTAGTATCTAATATGCCATTGGATTTGGCCAGCCAGATGGGAAAGGGTCTTGAGTTAATACCGCTAGATAAAGAAAAGCTGAGAGTTTTTCATTACAAGAAGGATGACTGGAACATTTGGGCAAGCCCAATGATTTATGCCATACTAGATGACATTATCATGCTAGAGAAAATGAAGCTCGCTGATATTGCTGCTCTAGACGGGGCTATTTCTAACATCCGTCTTTGGAAGCTGGGTGACCTCGACAATAAGATTCTCCCCACGAAGGCTGCTATCAACAAGCTCCGCAACATCTTAGCAAGCAATGTTGGTGGTGGCACAATGGACTTAGTCTGGGGTCCAGAGCTAGATTTTAAGGAATCCAATTCTCAGGTATACAAGTTCTTGGGTTCAGAAAAATATGACCCGGTGTTGAACAGCATTTATGCCGGTCTGGGAGTTCCTCCAACTTTGACGGGGCTTGCCAATGGCGGTGGAGGATTTACAAACAACTTCATCTCTCTTAAAACCTTGGTTGAGAGACTGGAGTATGGGCGCACGCTTCTCGTGGGTTTCTGGCAAGAGGAAATCGAGCGCGTACAGAAAGCTATGGGATTTAGATTCCCAGCAAGAGTTCACTTTGACCAGATGGTTCTTTCTGATGAGGCTGCTGAAAAGAATCTTTTGATACAGTTAGTAGATAGAGATTTGATTAGTGGTGAAACCGTGCAAGAACGTTTCGGTGAAATTCCAGAGATTGAAAAAATCAGAATCAACCGAGAGCATCAGAGCAGAAGTCGAGAGAAGACTCCTCCGAAAGCTAGTCCTTATCACAATCCGCAGCACAGACAGGACTTGGAAAAGATTGCTCTTACACAGGATTTCCTATCTCCTCACGAGCTTGGCCTTAAGCCTTCTGATGAAAGCGGTCCTCATCCTCTCACAAACCCGGACGACAGGCCGGAATTTGACGAAGAGGAAGAACTGAAGAAGCTGGAGCGGAAGCAAACCATAATGAAGCCTCCGCAAGAAAAATTTAAGCCTACGGGTAGGCCGGAAGATGGCAGGCCCAAAAACTCTAAGGACCAGAAACCTAGAAAACAGAAGGTAGTTAAAACTAGGCAGGCGGCTTCAGACTTGGCTAATTTAATGCTCTGGGCGGCTTCAACACAAAAGA